CCCCCGTAGAAGGCAATGGTCTCGTTAACATCTGCACGGGTTGCAAGGCCCTGAATTCCGGGATCAGTGCTGGCACCGCCACCACCGAAGCCGCCGAAGCCGAAGCCCCCGCGTCCCCAGCCAAAGACCATAGCTAGAATGATGATGCCCCAAATACCACCCCAGGCATCGCCACCAAAGCCGTTGTTACAGTTGCCGCCGTTGGAATCGCTGCCCAGCGCATAGCCAGTCGCAAAATCGTTATCCATTGTATATACTCCTTTATCGGTTATTACATCGGGGCCGTACGCTCCCCGGATGTTTCCAAAGAGCGGTTTTTATCAAGACCCGAAAACTGATAAAGAGTGCGCTATTTTATTTCATCGGAAGCCCAAGCTGTCTTGCGATCTCCTCAACTGAGGTCCCTCTCTGCTTTGCCATGTTCTCCGCAGTTTGGCGGAGCTGCTGCGGGTTTTTCCCCTGGATGAGCCGCATAGCCTGGGCGGCCTGTGGGTTTTGCCCAGCCATTTGCTGAAGCATTTGCATGGGATTTCCGCCGTTCCGTGCCATCTGGAGCATAGCCATCATGGGATTATTCATCGGAGGCATCATTCTTTTTCACTGCCTTTCCAGCGGGCTTTTTCAGTCTGTCCACCTCATCTTTTAGGTTTTGCACTGTGTCCTTCATGTCTATAAACTCGTCCAGTGGAGCAAAGGCCGCCACCTGCGCAGGGGCTTGTTCCTGTTTTTCTCTGGGTACATCGAGCTTAAACTCGAACACATCAGCTGCACCGCTGTTGGTATTGAATCGTTTCATGTAGACCACATTATGGGCTAGGTCCGGGAAGAACATTGGAGCACCCATAAAGTCCACTGGGACCCCCAGCGCCTCCTCTCTGGAGGCCACAGGACGGCAGAAAAAGTTAGGCTGTGTGTTTGTATTCCCAACCGTCTGTGCGGCCTGTACGGGTTGCGGAGAGGGCTGCTGCATAGGCTGGTAGATCTGTGGAGCGGGCGCAAACGGAGTTACTGGGTTGTATCCGCCATAAGCGGGGTATGTATAATTAGGAAATCCGGCCATTGTCCAGCGCCTCCTTTCTTGCTTCTACCTCGTCCAAGTATTTTTGGAGCCCATAGTCATCCCCTTGGGCCTGATACCACATCACACTCTCGGCGGCACAGTCCGGTCGGATGCCGGCAGCCACCAGCCTTTCTACCGGGGTCATATATCACACGTCCTTTGTATAAAAATAATGGAGTCCGTGAGGAGGGCGGCGACGTGTACCAACCCTTGATCCCCACGTCCTCCATGCTTAAATTATCGCAAAAAAATTCCCCGGCTGGGTGCGGTCCCAGTCGGGGTTTTGTGCGGTTTATGTACGTTTTGTGTACAGCTGCTCAGAGACCTCTATCACTCGCTTTAAAATATATTTCAAGTGATCTCCAACAGTTGATCTACGCCAGCCCAGTTCGGCGGCAATATCTATCTGCGCCCATTTTTCGATGATATATCGCCTTGCAATCAAGTCATCATCTCTATGGAAGGCAGCTTCCTGAATGGCTGTTTCGAGCTGAGAGCGCAAGAGCCTGTCCAACGGTTCTGGAAGTTTTACTCTTGCACTCATTTGGTCACGTCCTTATTACTTATTTGCAGCCGCCATCATAGCAGCCTCCAGTCGAGTACACAAACCCATGGGCCTGGACCCATCTGTAACGCCAGCCTTAACCACTCTTTCCAGCCCTTCAATTTCCCACTGCTGGGTCGGTTTCTTCTTGGCCTGTCTGGACATCCAGTTTTCCATCATTGCATCAAACTGATCCTGAGTCATATCATCATCCTCCTGATATTCGGGGCGATATGCGCCCACAATGAATTTCTTGTGTCTCCGGCGGCGCAGTACCGCACCTCCGTTGTCCTCACTGGCACTTCCGGTGTTGCCGTCAATGGTGGTGATGTAGGTCCCGTCCCAGCTCTCGCAGATGCCAACATGTCCGGCGGAGCTTCTGCCGGAGAAATTGAAGAACACGATGTCTCCCGGCCGGTAGTCAGTCACCTTCTGCTTCTTGTGGAAGGACATCAGCGTGGGGCAGTAGGCGGTCTTATCTCCGCCATAGTACAGGTCAGAGGCCCCAGCCTCCCGGAACACCCACCAGACGAACACGGCACACCAGGGATATCCACCGCCCGAGACTGCTCTGCCATAGTAGGCAGTGTTGTATTTCACATTATCACTCTTGGCAGGGGATTCTTTGGTCCCGATCTGCGACCGGGCGATCTCCAATATCTTTTCAGCGGTTGCCATAGTGCGCCTCCTCACTTCTGTGCCTTGATCCACCCCGCCTGCTCCATCAGCTGCACCAGTTTGTCATAACCGAACATCGCAGAGAAGGCCACCAGGAAGATGAGGGCGATCAGCGCCACGATCATCCAGCCGGTGATGGCAAAGCGGTAATAGGACCACAGGCCGAAGCCCGCCCCTACCGTTACCACTGCGGCCAACAGGAAGGCCAGCAGGTTGGTGGGGAGCATATCGTACAGCAGGCTCTTGAGCACCTGTACGATGATGTTGGTCACCAGGGTCAGCGCCAGCACCAGGGCCAGCAGCATGGGCAGATAGTTGGTCAGTTCATTCATGGGTCGTTTCCTCCTTTTTGCCGGATCTATCCGGCCAGTTGTTATGTTTGCTCAGGTTCTCCACCAGGGATTTGATGGCGTAAGCCAGGATCACGGCAATGATCTCTGTGACGGCTTTCCCGGATAGCTGTTCTGCGATCTGCTCACGGCCCAGATAGGCCAGCAGATAGGAGCACCACACCCAGGCGCAGCCATTGAACAGGCACAGCCAGACGGCGGCTTTCATGGTCTCCATGCACCCCCTTTTAGACCGGTGGGTGGACAGCCACCACAGCCCCAGACAGAACACGCAGGCCAGCGAGAACGCCGCTACAACGGCCAGGATCATCTGCGTGCTCATAGGCCGATCCTTCCCAGCAGGAAAGCAATCACTGCGGCCAATACAGCCCAGATGGCCTTATCCTTGATGGAATCCCATCTCTTCTTTGGGGCTGCTTGTTCTGCCTCCTGCCAAGCGATCAGCTTATCCAGCTTTCCCATGATGTTCTCGTACTGCTCGTTCCTGGCTGCTTCTGCTTTTTCCAGGTCTCTTATTCGGTCAAACAGCTTATTGTGGGTATCTCTTGCCTGCTCCTGCATTTTCTCCATCTGCCGCTCCAGCATGTTTGCCTTTTGGAGTCCCAGGCAGTCTCTTTGTGGGTCAATCAAGCATTTATCATCCATCAGGTAAGTATTGACCTCCATTTCGACAAAATTTGCCCTCCTCTTGCGGGCCCTCTTTTGATGTGCTATAATGACGTCACATCCGACCAACTCTGAAAAGGTTACCCCCTTTTTTCGACAATCGGATGCGCCCCCTGTAGTTAAGCTCCTACGGGGGGATTTTTTATGCCCTTTCCCACGCCTGCGGGTAATCTGTTGGACTATGTACGGTGTTGTCCGTCAGGCATCGATATACTACGCCGCCGTCCACGCAGCACTCCCCAGACATGTACATGCCGCTGGTGCCGTAGGGGGCAACCCACTCCTTTGCCTTGGAGGGGTCTTTGGTGTGTCGGATCGACCACAGCGCCGGCGTATTGGACGGGGTGCTCCCGGGGTAGTGGCTGGCGTTGTGGGGCTGGGGCGGGGTGAATCCCTGCCGCTCTCCGTTGACCTCCTCCCACACGGGGGAGCCGATGGCCCAGATGGAGTAATCCTTCGTGCCGTCGAACTGCGGCACCTTGGCCTCCTCTGCGATAATGGCCGTTCCGTCCAGCTCCGGCGCTCGGGCGCGGAGATCCAGTGCGTCGGCCTTGCCCTGGGCGCGCATTACGCCCAGAATGAGTTCCTGATTCGTCATCATGCCTCCTGCACCCCCTCCTGGTACGCCGCCGCCAAGCTGTCCCATACTGCGGCGACCTCCTGCTTGTCTGCCTTGTTTTGCTCCACATCCTCCAGACGGCTCTCTGGGGTGACCTCGGCCTCTTTTGCCGCCCTCAGATAGACCTCAAGGTTTCCCTCGATATCCTCCTGGGAGATGGTGGGCTGTTCCAGGTGATATTCGTCATACTCCCAGCCCGTGATGGTGGTCTCCTCCAGCTCTTCAGTGTACTCCTGGGCGTCCTCATAGAACCGCACCAGACACCAGCCGGGTTTATTGGGCATGTCCTCAATGGAGAACGTGCCGGGGTTGTTATCGCCTCTTACTCTCATGCTTTCACCTCCCGGAACTGGAGACGGGCTCCAATGTACTGGCTTGAGATGCCTGAGCTTTGACTCGCATCGAAAAAGAATAGGCCAGCTATGGATGCATTTGTATAGCAACCGCTCACGTCAAGTACAGACCAGCCTGCGCTCGAGTTTGTGTAGTCTGGGATGTAGGTGGTAGCGCTACCACCACCGGTTGTATCAGGTAAGAGTGCCCATGGGAAAACGGAGCTAAATCCAAGCCCTTTAATCCAACCGGAGTTCGGAAGAGTAATACCAGAGGATGTGTAATTGGACGTGGTGTCATCAGCATAACTTTCGGGTTCTGTGCAGATATATGGAACTCTGTTGTTGACGTTGATTCCATCGATCCACTCAAAGACATTCCCCCACGGGTTCTCAATCCAACGGTACTGAACCGCGGCAGTATTTATAAGACCTCCCGCCGCCCTTCCAGTATGATAGACCATGGCGTCAGTCTCGCCGGTTTTGTGGACAGAGCTGTCGTTGACGATTCCACGATTTATCTTCTCTTGACTATCCCAATCGGCAAATTCGACCAGATATAGCAGACCAACAGCGCACCATGCGGCGAAGTCGTAGAGCTGGAAGCCGGAGGCAGTCGCTTTTGACGTAACACGAAATCCGTCTCTTGTATCTGAAGTCGAAGGTGTAAGGCCCGAATTACTCCTCATCGTTGAAGTGCCACTGCTGTTTCCTTTGACACCTTCATACCTCGCTACATAGCAACCGCTGCCAGGATGAAGCAAGAATCCGTCTAAGGCCCCATCTGCGATGTAATATCGGAATATATTGCCGATCTTTTCGATTTTGTAGTAGAATTCCGGTATTTTAACAAATACAGGCTTATTGGGATTAGTCCGTTCAAATCCATCTTCACCTTTTTTGTATAAAGCAGAAACTTCTTTTGGTGGAGAAGAACCAACAAGGGATGCAGAGTACTCCTCCATCCCCATCCACGGCATATAGCTGTCGAATGGTGAGGAGCCTGAGCCTGTCCCAACTGCGGGTACTGGCTCGGTTGTGATGTCCACAGTGACCAGCTTGTTGGGATCGTTGGCTTTGGTCAGACGGGTCAGGGCGGTGGATGGGTTGGAGCTGTCCCAGGAGACGCCGAAGACGGAGGTGAGGGATTCGACACGGACATAATATCCTTGGGCGGAGCTGGTGTAATTGCTTCCTGCGCTAATATGGACATAAAATACTGTGGAATTCGCTGCTAATCTATTGGTGCTTTTAAGCGCACTTATCGTAATGGTGCCAGAATCAACATCAACATTTGTACTTATGTACTCTTTGCTTTGCTGCGACTCGATAAAAAATGTTGTTGATTCAGCGTTAGTCTGCACCGATACAACAGCCGTTTTATTGTTTGCTCCTAATACAAGCGGGGAACTTGGACTTGACCTTGGAGAAAATGAAACTACAATAGGTGCCCTCCCAATCGTCCACGTCGCGTTTTTTGTCTCCGTAGTCCCATCCCACCACTGGTAGCCGGGCTGCGGTTGAAATCCCATAGTATAAGTCCCGGCGTTTGTTCGGTATGATGCCCCAACCAAAATAAGTTCTTCTGAGTTAAGGTCGTTCCATTCTGCCATTTGTGCTTCGCCATTATAAGTAAGCGTACCCTTTTGGCTCGGCACCACCGGAATGATAATCGCAAACTGCACCGCCACGCTCAGAGAGGCACTGGCCGCCGTGTAGTTTGTCCCCTCGCTGGCCGATACCTGGATAGCCGTGTTGCCGGTCTCCACGCCTGTTACTGTCAGGGTGGTCCCATCCAGGGATGCTGTAGCTACGCCGGAGTTATCAGACTGTGCGGACAGAGTTCCGTCCCCCGTGTAGGTGACAGACACCGCCTGAGATGTGGTGGAGGTATCCAGGCTCACAGATGTCGGGTCAAACGTGATGCTGGGGGTGGCCTTATCAATAGACCACTGGATATCCTTCGCCTCCGTGCTCCCGTCCGCCCACTTGTACTGCTCTGTTGGGGTGACCACCGCCGTATAGCTCCCAGCGTTCGTTCCGGACGTGTCGCCGGACAGGGCCATCTTGTCTGCATCGTAGCCCGTCAGGGTGGGGCTCTGGGCTTGTCCATTGTATGTAAGACTCCCGGATACCGTGGGCACAGAGATGGTCCCACGCTCCACAGTGATGGCCTGCACGGCGGTCTTTGTCACCCCGGCCTCGGTGTAGATGATCTCCACCTCACTTGTCTTCTCCGGCAGTGCTCCGCTGGGAGAGTAGGTCCAGCCGGTGGCTGTCAGGGTGGCCCCGTTGGAATACGATGCCGTGACCACCATCCCCGCAGGGTCAAAGACCTCTCCGGGGAGATATGTGATATTCTCAGGCGGTGTGGTGATGGCAATGCTCTCCAGCTTGATGCCACCGCCTGCGCCGCCCACCATGTTAAATACCATCTTGCGCCTCCACTCTAAGGATATTTACCACAAGGTCCGCTTCGGGTGTCTCCGTACACACAAAGGTCATTTGTCCGTTTGTGCCCACATCCTTTGCCCTCACAATAGCTGTGGCATAAGCCATATATGATTCTTCAGCTGGACATACGATGTAGGAATAGGCGCCCGTTAAAATCTTATCGTGGCTCACCGTTTGCTCGTTTTCGGCCCACCCAGATCCCGTAAGGGTCACCGAAATCGGCTCTGCTTTCGGACCGGGCTCCCCTTGTAGGCCAACTGGCCCCTCTGGCCCTTGCGGGCCGGTCGGTCCCGGGTCCCCCCTTGGTCCAGCAGGTCCCTCCGGCCCCGGGTCGCCCCTTGGTCCAGCAGGTCCCTCCGGCCCC